TGGCGTGGGACGGTAAAGATTACAAAGGATCATATACGGTCCGTATTTTTGGCCGTGCCGAAGATGGCAAGTCTGTATGCTTGTCGACGCGAGTCCAGCCGTACTTTTTCGTCAAATCATCTCGGTCTTGTTCTTTCTTTGTCAAGGATGGAGCCGTCTCGGCAGTTCCCGTTCGGGCCAAGGATTTGTGGGGATTCACAAACAACAAGAGTGAGATTTTCATCAAGATTTCATTTCAGACCCTTGGCGAAATGCGGCAGTACGAGCGCCGAATCAACAAGAACAAGTACGAGTCTAATATCGATCCTGTTCTCAGATTTATGCATCGGAGCGGTATTAAATCTACTGGCTGGCTTGACAGTGGGGATGCTTGTGAGGCTGATTATATTTCAACCTGCGACATTGATCTCTTTTGTACAGACTGGCGGACGATTCACCCTGTTGACCGCGACGACATTGCACCGCTGCGCATTTGCTCCTTTGATATCGAGGCTTATTCGCACGATGGAGGATTTCCAGATCCGGATCATCCAGAGAATGTCGTCTTTCAGATTGGACTTACTACCGAGGTTTATGGTAAGACCGGTGTGCTCGACCGCAAGTGTTTCTGCCTTAAGGAGACTCGATCGGACGATATCGAATGGTTCCGAACAGAACAGGAACTCCTCAAGGCTTTTGCCATGTATCTTGTACGTATTGATCCAGACATCATTACTGGCTATAATATTTTCGGATTTGATTTAGACTTTCTCATGAGACGGATCCGCCTCTTGCCAGATATGCCCGTCGAGGCTTGCTTTTGGACGCGGCTCAAGAATGTATCGGTCGGGCTCGTCGAAAAGAAGCTCTCTTCGAATGCGCTCGGTACAAACAATCTGAAGATGGTTCCGATGGTCGGAAGATATGTTTTCGATCTCTTTCAGGATGTCAAGCGCGAGCACAAGCTCGAATCGTACTCTCTGAACAACGTTTCGTTGCATTTCCTCAAGGATCAGAAGAATGACATGCCGGTCAAGGAGATTTTTCGGCGATATCGCGACGGAGATCCGGACGAGCTCGGTGAGGTGGCTGCTTATTGTATCAAGGATACTGATCTTCCACTCAAGCTCATGCGGAAGCTGTGCACGGTTGAGAATTTGCTCGAGATGGCCAAGGCGACCTGGGTTCCGCTCTCGTTTTTGTCTGAGCGTGGCCAACAAATCAAGGTGTTTAGCCAGATGGCTCAAAAAGCCCGCGAGCTCAACTTTATGATTCCGACATTCCGAAACGATAATCTTCCGACAGAACAATACCAAGGGGCGACTGTTCTCGAAGCGCAGACTGGTGCGTACTACGGCCCAATCACTGCGCTCGACTTTGAAGGCTTGTATCCGAGCATCATGTGCGCACATAATCTGTGCTATTCGACGATGGTCATGGATCCGACGTATGATAATCTGCCCGGTGTTCAATACGAGCAGTTTGGTCAGCACCGATTCGCACAGAATGTCCCGTCACTCCTTCCGGCTATTCTTACAGAGCTCAAGGAGTTTCGCAAAAAGGCGAAGAAGAATATGGCAGCCACCAAGGGTACGAATCTGGCGAATGTGTACAACGGCCAACAGCTCGCGTACAAAATCTCTATGAATTCAGTCTATGGGTTCACTGGTGCTTCCAAAGGAATTCTACCTCTGGTCGCAATCGCCTCGACCGTTACCATGCGTGGTCGTCAAATGATCGAAGAGACGAAGAATTACGTCGAGGCCAACTTCCCCGGTGCAAATGTGAGGTACGGCGACTCTGTAATGCCCGGTACCCCAGTTTTAGTGCGAGGACCAGATGGCCTAAACATCCGGACTATCGAGTCGCTCGCTCAGAATTGGGTTGAATATCCTGGGTTTATGAAGGACGGAACAAACAAAGAAATGTGCAATCTTGAAGGCTTTGAAAGCTGGACACATGATCGATGGCAGCCTATTAAGCGCGTTATCCGTCACAAATGTCAGAAGAAAATTTACCGAGTTCTAACTCATACGGGGTTGGTGGATGTCACTGAAGATCACTCACTCTTGAACAGTCGAGATTGTTCATTACTGAAACCAAAGGATGTACAAGTTGGTCAGAAGCTCTATCACTCTTTCCCGGAATATCTTGAAAGCAATAGAGTGTGTTCGGATGAGGAGGCTTTCATTTTTGGGATGTTTGTAGGAGATGGGTCATGTGGAATTTATGACTGTCCTTCGGGTCGAAAAGCAACATGGGCTATAAATAATAACGATCGCAAACTCCTTGAAAAATGCCAGTCTTATTGTGCTAAGATTCACCCAGAGTATTCTTTTGTTATTATGGAAACACTTGCCAGTTCAGGTGTGTACAAACTGTCACCTCGGGGTGGTTCGGTTATCGACCTAGTTAACAAGTACAGAGAAGCATGTTATGATGGGCAGTCTAAAAAAGTTCCACTTTGTGTTTTTGGTCCAGTAGCAGATTCCTTTCTAGTAGGCCTTTGGGCTTCTGATGGATGTCGCAAGGATAATGAAGTGGGTGGGTGTCACCGCATAGACACAAAAAACCAAATTACTGCACAATGGTATTACATGCTACTTCGGTACATGAAGTTCAATGTATCGATCAATACTAGAACTGATAAACCGAATATATTCCGTCTGACATGGACCAGTTCTTCATTTCGAAAAGATTCAGAGGCTGTCAAGAAGATTGAGGTACTCCATGATACGTGGGATGGATACGTATACGATCTAGAGACTGAAGCTGGAACATTCCAAGCCGGCATCGGCCAGATGATCGTGAAGAATACTGACTCAGTGATGGTCGAGTTTGATGTCCAAGGACGAACTGGCCAGGAGGCTCTCGAGTACTCGTGGGCTCAAGGTGAGCAGGCGGCCGAGCAGTGCACGCGGCTCTTCAAGGCGCCAAACAATTTGGAGCTCGAAAAGGTTTACTGCCCTTACTTTTTGTACTCGAAGAAGAGGTATGCCGCAAAAATGTGGGTCAAAGAAAATGACGAGGTTAAGTTTCAAAAAGTTGATATCAAGGGCTTACAAGTCGTGCGCCGAGATAATTGCCCTTACGTACGAGAAGTGTGCAAAGAAATTCTCGGACTCGTCCTCGACTCGAGCGACCCTCTACCAGCCATTGAACGAGCCCGAGCGGCCGCAAAGCTTTTGAAGAGTGGTGATGTTCCTATGGAGAAATTGATGATGAGTAAGCAGCTCGGTGGCGATTACAAGAGTAAATCTCTGCCACACGTCGCGGTCGTCGACAAGATGCGTCAACGAGCCCCGGGATCTGAGCCGCAACAAGGTGATCGAGTCCCATTTGTGATTGTTCAGGGGCCCAAAAATGCCAAGATGTTTGAACGGGCCGAGGATCCAGTATGGGCGCGCGAAAAAGGCCTCAAGCTCGACTATACGTACTATTTTGAGAATCAACTCAGGAACCCGGTCAGCGATCTACTTGAACCACTGGTCGGACCCAATCCGGACAAGGTTATTTTTGAAAAACCAGTCAGGAAGATTTCGGATTTTTTTAAACCCAAGTAGTAGATGGAGGCTCTCCCAGTAGCTGCTCTCTGGGCCTTGACTGTCGTCGCCCAAAAACACTCTCTCGGATCGGTAAAACCCGAGACAGCGTTTGTTACTATAACTCTCATACATACGATGTTCCTGTTGGGATATATGGCTCTCAATTGGAAGACTATCAGTGGAGATTTTTCAAATGTCAACCGTCGATTGTCGTTGATTCTTTTGGCTGGTGTTTTTGCATCGTTTATCGGCAATATTCTCTATTATAGAATTCTCAGTTCAAATAGCGCCCCGGTTGTCAGTTCGACTATATCTTCGACTCCTTTATTCGTCGCCCTGTTCAGTTATATTTTGCTTCGTCAGGCTATAACAGCCCGTCAATTGGCTGGTATCTTTGTCGTCATGTTCGGTGTACATCTTTTAAATGTTTACTAATGGTAAATGTCTTCCAAGCTGATTGCCGAGTTCCTGGGCACCTTCATCCTGCTGATTGCCATCCTGCTCACAGGAAACCCCATGTTTATCGCGGCAGGCTTCCTGGCCGCCATCACCATTACCGGTGGTATCTCTGGTGGCCACCTGAACCCGGCCGTCTCGATCGCCATGGTCGCAAAGGGTGATCTGCCAATGGGTGATCTGCCTCAGTATGCCCTGGCCCAGATTCTGGGTGCTCTGGCAGCCCTGGCTGTCTTCAAGCAGCTGAAGCGCAACTCTAACTAGAGGGCTGACTTGAAATTTACTCCTGTTAAAAATGCATCGGGTTTACGGTTGCGAATAAACTGGATAGCCTCATCCCGTCCCATACCCTGTGTATGCATCAGGTAGGCGGCAATAACAGCCGGACTACGTTGCATTCCTGCACGACAATGGACGAGGACACTTCCTCCACTGGTACGAACACTATCAATGGCTGAAATGACCCTGGGCAGATATGCCCTCATACCTCTCATAGCTGCAGGTGAAAGATCATCATTGACTGGTAGACGAATCCCTCTGCCAACCATCGGCAAATTTTTCGTGCAGTTTACAATAAACATTCCTTCTGGAGCATTCATCGCGTCTTCGAAATCGCTCAGGTACAGACGATCCAGAATCCTGTACATCTTATATTAAAGAGCAGAGACTCTTTTATATCAATGGGTCGCGTCATCTTCACGACATTCGCAGGTCGCCGAGGTAACCTGAAGCTCCTGTTTTACTGGGTCAAGGAACTGGTCGATCGGGGATCGGTTGACGAGTTTCACATCTGGAATTATACAAAGGATGAGATTGTCGACGAGCCGTGGCTTTTGAAGAACATTCCTGAAAAGGCTCAGCTGTTTAGTCCTGAGAATAAGGCGAACTGGGATGAGTACTACAAGTACTACACGCCTGACAAGTATGACCCGATGGATGTCATCGTCAAGGCGGACGACGACATTGCATTCATTGACGTCGAGCAGTTTGATGCATTCATTGAGCGTAAGCGTCAGATGGTCAACTATCCTCTAGCATTCCCGTCAATTATCAACAACCGAGTCTGTGCATTTGCCCAGCGTATGTATGGATTTTTGGATCCAAAGGAATTTACGGATGATGTTCTGTCGGCTCTCTGGACAAACACGACCGTCTGTGAATATCTTCACCAGTTTTTCATTACAAACTTTGAGGCTTTTCTGGATTTCTCCCGAAAGGCGAATCACTATGTCCTCGATCCACCCGAGATGATGAATATCAACTTTTTCGCCGTGCTCGGCCAAGACTTGGCTCTGTTCCAGAAGGTTCCAGGTCACAATGACGAAGAGTTTCTGAGTTCGGCCGGAATCCACTACATCGACATGTCGTTTGTCGTGAGTCATCTGGCCTTTTCGGCTCAGAGATGCGATGGTTTCAACGACGAGTTGTTCCAGACCAAATATACGCTCTTAAAAGATAAGTACTCTCAATATACAAGGAATGGAGGCCCAGATAGCCCAACTCATTGAGGAGGAGGTTGAGAAGAGAGTTGCCGAACGGCTGAATAAGGTTCTGGAGCACATATCCAAGACGTATGACGTCTCGATGAAGCAGCTCTTGCGCGACACGTCGACTCTCAAGGTGGCTCCGTCTAATACTTGTCTCGGTTTGACTTGCAAAAAGCAGAGATGTAAGATGAAGTCTCATGGTGAGTCTGGCTATTGCAAACACCATCAGGATCAAAAGCCGGCAATCAGGCGACAGGTTTCGTCTGTTCAGATTGCGGCAACCGCCCACGATCATCCGGGTACGTTATTCTCCGCAGACTGTGCAGCCTGTCAGAAACGAGCCACACCGGCACGACTGCGAATAGATATTTAAAAGTTGCGCGCTATTACAATATAACATGAGCAAGTCCGATCTGCTTCTCAATTCGCTCGACCGTTATTTCTCAGAAGATGCGAATGCAGAACATCTGGTAGACATCCTTCAGCATAGAAAGGGTGTTTCACTTCGAAACTTGGAATGGTTTGTGACAAACTATTCCAAGAACAAGAATCTTACATATACAACGCCAAGTGGAAAGAGTTTTACAGTCCATGTGGCGTACAAATCTTCTCTCGATGGTTATTCTAAGAAGTTGTTCGATCCTTTCTGCCGTACAGAGCGTATCCAATACAAGCTCCCCACCGGCGAGGAACTGACGACGACGGTCGCACAGCTGAATTTTATTCGGTGGTGCATCACCAACGGCATAATTGAATACCTCGTGAAGCAAAGTCCTATTAAACAAAAACCAGACGCCCAAATCCATCTTTAATTTCGATGATTGTATATCCGTAGTAGAATACGTACAAAGAAAAGGACTTGGATATTTCGCTCGCATAGTCCGGATTAAATTCAAGCGAAAGCGTTGTTGTCGCTGCGTTAAGAGGCGAAAAATCTAAAAACCCCCCCTGATTGTACTCCTTTGGATTAAGACCAAAGGCATACACGTAGATACTCTTTGTCGGAACTGAAAGTGAGTGGTCAAAAGGCTGTTTCATCGTAAAATAGAGGCCACCTGCAATATTGTTCAAAATGTCGTTGCCGCTCAGTGTAATCTGGGCATTGTTAATCAGGTCTATATAATTGAGCTTGACACCGTTGAAGAATGTGATTGGTGTGGCTGCATTGATGTACTTTGTCGTGTAGCCATATGAATACCTCGAGTCGACGTAACGGGGTGACGTCTCGAAATCTGTCCGACGAATAAACCAAGCCATAAATGTCACTGGAAAACTGGCCCCGATACCGATCGTAATCTGACCACTCGTACCCTGATCAAGAAAGAGTGGTGGTTTTTTCACGGCGCGGTTCACTATAAGACGCCTTGGTGTTGTTCGGACGTACTGGCGCTCCTCCTCAGTCAACTGAATCTCCTCTATGATCAACTCTGGTGTTTCTATAAAATCAGTCTGATTAGCGACCGTGACTGGAAAATTCCACGAGCTTGTATTCGGTGTCTGACTTGGAAATGAGACTATTATATCAGATCTTGTCACGTTAGACGCGACGACATTTGACAGACTAAAATTCAGATCAGTAATAGACGATATAAATAATTCAGAAGACGTGACATTCGAATTGTTTACAACTACATTCGAACCGCTTACAACTACATTCGATATTGCCACATTAGAACCATCAACTATAAGATTTGATTCGTCAATAACGGCATTTATTACTGCATTAACATTAGAACATATCGTCAGGTTGGATGTTCCGACGACCAGATTAGAATATACAAAATTACTTGCGTTTATGTTCGATCCATTAACTATTAAATTTGACGAAACGAGTTCGGCCGGTCTATAATCAAGTGTAGACTCTACTTTTGATATGATCATTTCTGCGTCTTCAACTGTCGCTGTTCCAGTTACACCAGGTAAACCACGCACAGTCATTTTATTACGAATGCGTGAACTGAATGAAGCTGTTGGTATAAATGTATAAGAATTACCGGCAGGAATTGGCCCTGAGAAGTTCTGATTGAATGATCTCTGGTCTGCGTCAATAAACTGGACTTGCATGAATGCGGTGACATTGAATACAGTACCGGCTGGAATAAAAGGTATTGACTGGGAATTGATCGAAAATGTAATAGAATTCGCGTCAGAACTGGTAACATACATTGTTCCCGATATAAGTGATGTAGTAGCGGCCGTTCCAGCCAGAACATTCGGATTTGTAAACGGAACAGTAAGAGTTGTATTTGCGGTTGCATTAGAATTCACATTTGCACTTGTTGTGATAGGTCCGCTACGATTGCTCAAACGCGGTTCCTGGTAACTGTACTCGACTGTTACTGTATTTACTGTCGTGCTGGTCACAAACACTTTCCCGATAAAGTACATGTTTTTCGAATAGTCCGACACACCGGACATGACCATTCCGGTGTATATACCGGTCGTGTCATTGAGTGAGAATGTACTTGTCGTGCCGGCGAATATAGTCGAACTTGGAATCGTCAAATTATTGTTCACTTGTGGGAACCCAACCGTCAATGGATAAAAGACGGGCGAGACTGATACTGTGGACGTAACTGTGACTGTGTTGTTTTCGGTATCTACCGTATTAATCAAAAGCCTGCTTCCAAAGATGGGCAATCCTGAAATATACATACCGGGTAGAAAGTTTGAGACCGGGCTAACAGTCAGAGTCGTCTTCATCAACGAATCAAGGACAACCGGTGATGTCAGATTGACGAGCCCTGATCGAACCTCAGCAATAGAATTCGAAAACCAGTTCCACTTCTGAAACTTAATCTTGATATAGACGCGCTGGTTATAAATCGCACACATAGGAAAGTACGGCTGGTCCAGACGCTCTCGCTGCTTCTTGTATCGAGAATGTCTTCGGCAGAAGAAAAAGTCGAGCGGGATGATCATATCAACCTGGGGTGTCTGAGCCAGTTGTGAAAGAGTCCCTTCGGCGTAACCTCCATTAACAGCCTTTACCATTGCATTCTTTTCGTCCGCATTCATAAAAAGCTGATCGCGAAGAATGTACCAGTCGTCGTTCAAAGATTCAATAACTTGACCGTCAATCAAGAAATCAACCTGCTGGAAGATGGCTCGGCCTACCTGGTCAGTGTAGACATTACCTGGGGGGAGCGCTGGCAGACTACACTTGAGATGCAAATTGCTGATGAGATCACCGGACGTTTTGGGGACAAGTTCTATTGTAATCTCGTGATCGATCCAAGAAGAACTGGGCAGGGGGATGGAACGCTGCGTAATTGCGAAATTGGTTGTTTGTGTATAAGTTGGATCCCATTTAGAATCAGCCATGTTATCGTTCAAAAGAAATGTGTCTTGTGGTCCGACGGCATCCAGTGCCAGGACCGACCCTGTACCGACGCGTCCTCGTTCGAGGGGCATCTCTACAACTCACTCAGATTATTCTGCCACAGCTGCACCACAGTCTTCCCCTTCAGCTCTTCCAACTCTGCGCGCGTCTTGGCTGCATCCCCCTTCATCTTGGCCGAGTGCTCCGTCGTGTACTGGTACGTCTTGATACTGAGTAGGTAGTCGTACTTGTTGTCTAGCTTTGGAAACTTGTTCGCAACAATCTGGGCCGTCAATTCAGTCATACTCTTCCTAAAGACCTTGATACTCTCGTCACAGACCATATCGACGAATCGAGCCTTGGCCTCGAGAATACTTGTCCGCTGAGTGAGATCAGCAACCAAGTGCTTCTTCCGGAGCTTGTAGAACAGGATCCGCATCTCGACATAGTCCATCAGAATCTCCTCCGGTGTGTCGTATTTCTTGATACCCTTGTGTGTCATCAGGTACATATTACTCGTGTGGGTCGCCTTTTCGAGACCTAGCTTTTTGGGATCGGCGCCCCAGACCAAAAAGTTGACATCCGTCTCGGTAGAATGATTCTCGTACTTGAGCTCCAGCTTTTCGAGCTTCTCCTTGAAATCCTGCGTCCAGAGCCCTGGTGGTAGCTCCGTAACCCGGATCGCATCATCCTCTTTCTTCCAGACTCCTTTCATCGTCCAGGTTGTCTCATTCTTGGCGACAATCTCACCCTTGAACCCACGAAACCAGGGCTTCATCTTGTAGGGCAACTTCTGCTCAAGGATCCGCAGGATATTGCGCTTGATATCCACAGGATTGTACGGAGGAACTGTACAACTGAAGCCCGTGCCGATACCCTCCGCCCCATTGACCAGAATCATCGGCAGGACTGGCATGTAAAACTCTGGCTCAACCTGATCGCCATCCTCAAACACATACTTGAGAACCGCATTGTCTCGCTGGTCAAACAGCCGGCTCGTTTGTGCGCCCAGGCGTGTGAAGATGTAACGGGCGCTGGCCGAATCCTTGCCTCCCATCAGCCGAGTCCCAAACTGACCAGACGGCTCGAGCAAGTGCAGGTTGTTTGAGCCCATGAAGTTCTGTGCCAGGTTTACGATTGTCCCCTGGAGACTCGCCTCGCCGTGGTGATACTGAGTCTGCTCTGCGACATAGCCCGCCAGCTGCGCCACCTTCATATCGGTCGTCAGATTCTTCTTCAGACACGAAAAGATCACCTTCCGCTGACTCGGCTTCAGACCATCCGCAAAGTGAGGAATGCTCCGGTGAATATCTGCGGCTGAAAAGTTGGCCATGTCCCGATAGATGAAATCCGTCACCGAAAGCTTGTTAATCTTGCCGTAAGGCACATTCGGTGGTTTATTCTCCATATGTCCTCGGAGCCACTGCTTCCGGTGGTTGGCGTGATCCTTGGCAAATGCCAAAGTCATCGACTTTTTTGTCTTTTCATCCTGCTCAAACTGAACAGTCAAGCGGTCGATCTGCCGAAAATACTCCTTGGCCTCGACACTCGTCGAGGTACCAAGTCCCTTGTAGTACTTGACATTCGAAAACGGACCAGCCGCCTTGAACTCCTCCTCGGTGAAGAACCAGGTTGAGCCAGCCTTGATAATCGGCGTCACCATTGCGCAGACATATCCAAGTCCGACGAGCGAAGGCCAGAAGTGTTGGAACATATTCAGAACCAGGCCCTTGATATGAGATCCGTCGAGATCTGCATCGGTCATGATGAGGACGCGGCCGTATCGCAGTGTTTTAGTGGCTGTGTAGTTTACGCCATGAGCAAGGCCAAGGATCTTTTTGAGATTGTTAAGTTCTTCGTTTGCACCCACCTTGGCTGTCGACGCGTCGCGCACATTAGTAAGCTTGCCTCGGAGTGGAAAAACACCAAACCGATCTCGCCCAATCACGGAAAGACCAGCCACTGCCAGAGTCTTGGCCGAATCTCCTTCGGTCAGGATAAGAGTGCACTGATCGGATTTTGCAGTTCCTGCCCAGTTGGCATCGTCCAGCTTGGGAATCCCCGTCAACCGAACCCGCTTGACCCCATCATTCTTCTTAAGCTCGCGGATAGCCTTTGCTTGGATAATCGACTCCAGACTCTCCTTGAGCCCGTTAGCCATCAGGTCTTTGATAAACTTGAGCGGGAATACAACCGACTTGATGTTTCGGCTGGTCATCTCCGTCTTGGCCTGGCTCGAAAAGGTGGGATTGACAGCCGTGCACTTTACGAACAGCCAAAGTGACTGCTTGACCTGGTGGGGTGAAATATCCTTGACCAACTTCTTCACCTCGGCGATGATTGTCGCAGTGATGTGATCGATATGTGTTCCTCCCTGAGTAGTACAGATACCGTTCACAAACGAAACTTGCCGGAAGCCATCCGGGGCTGGCGCAACGTAAACCTCCCAGCGATCATCCTTGTACTTGACGAGCGGCAGATCGGTATACATCCGGACATACTTTTCAAAGTTTTGCGCCTCGAGATCATTCACCTTGGCGGTTGTCCACGCGGCCGCATCGTACACACGTTTCTCAAGGACCAACTTCATCTTTTCAAAGGTGGTTCCGAAACGAGACCAGTCCGGCTGGAATGTAATCCGGACGAGATCCTTGCCAGCCTTCTTCTTGATAACCGGTGGATGGCAGACGGACATGTTGTTCTCCCAGGTCTGGGTATACATCTGACCATCATTGATCACGACCAACTCAAACTTCCGGCTAAAGACATTCGTCAGCTTGGCGCCGTAGCCGTTCCGACCTCCGACAATCCGCTCTTGAGTATCGTCATAATTCGAGCTCGTCAGAAGATGGCCAAAGATCAGCTCCGGAACCCAGATGCCAGTCTCGGTGTGACGCTCGATCGCAATAGACGGCCCATTGTTTTCGATGCTGATCGTGTCGCCGATCGTAACCTGAATCTTTTTCACATCCTTGGGGTGTGTCGTCGCTTGGTCGAGAGCATTGACCAGGATCTCATCGAAAATCTTGAGAAGGCCAGGGCTAACTATGATAGGCTTGAGTTCAAATGAGCCCTCCTGGAGGACCCAATGACTTTCAACCTCTGGAACGATCGAACCTACATAAGAGTCCGGTCGTTTCAGGATATGCTCAACGTGTGTGAGCTTCTTATACATTTCTATTTATGAAGAGGGGGGAGCCTTTAGGTCGCTTGAGAGCGCGCCGGCCACACTTTTTACAAGATAAGGCCCGAAGGGCCTTTTCGCTCCACCCTCCGGAGGCTTCGCCTCCGTTTTACAAGTACTTCATCGCAGTCAGGGTGATGCTGAGGGCTGTGCCGACCGCGCTGGTCGACAAGGAATCTGTCGCGACTCTGACAAATTCACCCATATCTACTTGCGCATGATGGACTACTACATCGGTAACTTCTGAAGGTACGAGTGACAAGAAGGTTCCGCGGATTGCATGTCGCCGGATGAGTTCCGAGCTACGCACGAGGCGCCGCACCTCGGGCCGGCGCCCGGCCAGCTTGACACACGCGGCGCCTCGGCGGATGAGGGTTTTGCACATTACCTTCTTATGAAAAGCGTGTATTTTTTATTGGCGGGTCGTGCGCGGGGTCTTGGTGATCACCCATTTCAAAAATGCTCAAGCTGGCGCGCAAGGAGGTTGAGCTTTACGCGAGCAACTTCCGCGGCGCCGGCCAGCGCGTTGATTTCGCTCGCCCCGTGCTAGCCCTGCGCGAGCCGGTCCAAAAACTACCACCCAAAGGTAAGTACAGCGCTGAGTGGACTCGAATCTTCGAGATGGCGAAGCTGGAAGGGAGCCCCGACCCGGAAAAGCTAGCAGACTCGGCATTGCGGTCCAAAGAGCGCGCGCTCGAGATTGATGAAAAGCGGCACAAGCTGATCAAGGTGGATAAGAAACCACCAAGGGACAACGAGATTTCCTCAGCTATCAAGTCTATCTGCAAGGCTATGACAATGAGCGGGTCCAAGTGTACCTTCAAGGCTGTCTGTGGGGAATTCTGCAAAAAGCACTCCGCCAAATGAAAATCTTGTAATATTCTAATGCAAATCTTTCATGTTATGATTGCGTATGCCGTCCTCGCCGTGTTAGTCCCTAGGATACTCACCAGGCCGACCAAGATTGACCTGGTCGACAACACCGTCATCTATCTCGAGACGACCCGTAGCTATCTGTTAAACGCTACGCTGTTTCTGGGTCTGGTGATGTGGCTAGTTCAAGCATACGGCCCTGCACCTTCCCTACTAGGTCTCGCGTAAACGAGTGATCCCAGCAAGTGATCGCTTGGTCGTAGCAATGTTTCATCAGTTCGACTAGGTGGTTAAGGTCCGGCTGACCCCAAACCAGATCCTTGGTGAACAGAAAATCGTCAAAGCCGATCGGGCTCTTGGAGCATCGAACAATATACGGAGTCTTGACGTACTCCTTGAGACCTCCGTAATCAGAAATGATAATTGGCTTGTCATACAGAGCCGCCTCGACCGCCCCCATTCCGACCCCCTCGGAATGCGAACAGTTGACGTAACAATGACAGTCGGCATGAAGCTTTTCCAGCTCATTATCGGGCAAAAGTCCGTTGATGATTTCGACATTCGGAAACTTCCATTCGACCGGCTGGCGACAGCTCGCCTTGAGAATCAGTTTTGCATTTGGAAATCCACACCGGATGAAGGCTTCGATGAGGCCTCGGATATTCTTCCGCGGATCCATAATGTTTCCGATTGTGTAAAAGATGTATGGGCGAGTTGTGTCCGGGGAATGGACGAGCTTTGGAATCGGAGTCCAGTGGTGCAAAAGCTTGAAGCAGCCTTGTGGAAACTGGGCCGCCAGGACTGACCGGGCAAACTCGCTCGGGCAGTAGATTGTCCGGGACACATCGAGCAGCTTTCCATAGTCCGGGTGGACCGTATCAGTCTCACAAACGGTCATGACGATCATTTTGGGCGCCATGTTCTTATAGTAATCCTTGATCATCTGCAGTTGATGATCGATCGGGAGCGCAAATATGAAAACGACGTCGTACGACTTTTTCGATGCTGGTTCTCCAAATACAACATATTCACCACCGACCAGGTCTGCGTACTTTTTCGTCACCTGACCAATTCCAGCCAAAAGAACTGGCCCAACGAAAAGCCACATTTTAGAAAAAGAGTCTACAACCTCTATTTAGATAGAGACTAGATTGTCATGAATATCAAATGACCCTGACAGCATTGTGCAAGACGTGCCTATACTACAATGCACCTTACAAGACGTGTAGCACATCGCTCGTCGCTGCCAGTCCCGGTAAATTCCATCAGGATTATGTCAAGTTTGTCCGGCTAGACAAGAAACGATGCGGCCCAAAGGGGGCTTGGTATCTCGAAAAGCCAGAGTTTAAACCTATAGAGGAAATGTTCGATATGTAGTATAAGGATGACCATCTTCGCAGAGGCTTTTGTGGCTGGTCTAGGTGCGACACTTGGTTATTACACGGTCCTTTGTCCGTTGTTCTGCTGTTGTTACCGCCCTAATAAAAAGATTGACTAGATTGTATGGGTTATAACAACTTAACCAACTCGAACAGGATAAGGCATGCGGTATTTATAAAATTGCTATTGTCGACAGCTCTAAAAAATATCAAACTCGGTCACAGACTTGGGTCGAGACGTTCGATGGATGGTCTCGTGTTTGACATTGGGGGTGGAAAGGTTATCAAGATTATATTTTCAGGGCGTGGCGCTATGAATACTATGAATACCATCAGGAATGAGTACGCGATTGCCAAAAAGATGAGCGATGCTGGCATAGGGCCTAAAGTGTACGATATGTTTGAATTTGCCGTGCCTAATATGCTGAACGTCAAGAATAGTATGGTATGGCCGAGCTCTAACGCGGCTCTCAAGTCAAGACTCAAGAATCACGGGTTTGGATCGAACAAAGTCCCTGGTTTTATTGCAAATATACGTCGGGAGAATCCGCGGAGTGTAAATTTGAACCTGTTCCAGAATTGGTTCACGATGAACAATAAAAATTATGACCGAATCAAGACTGGCTGTGCGATTGTCATGGAAAATTTGAAGAATGCGGTCGATCTTAGCACGTACTCAAAGACAAACCCTTTCCCAGGAAATGAACTTATCGGTCTGGTTCAAAAGATGCACAACGCTGGAATTGCCCATGGAGATTTACATATGGGCAACGTCATGGTCCAGAAAAAGCCCGGTGGTGGTATACGTCTCGTCATTATAGATTTTGGGCGCTCGGTCAATATGGCGCAGAACAAAAAACTGTTTAATTTCGCTATAGCCTCGAATCTTAGAAGACTCAAGAATGTCGTCTCGTCGAGCAAGTCCCCAAAGAAATAAACATAGAGGGCTATAAATAACTATGGACCGGGTGAGGAGCCGGATCATAGATTTTTGTAGTATAGACGCTCGAATAGCTATTGGGGTTTACGGAAAATTGCCGAAATCGAACTTTGTTCCAAGGCCGATTCCACCAACAACATTTAGATGGTATCCATCTGAAAATCGTTTGTTATTTATAAATTTCGATCCTTCGTACGACTTGTACATTTGGGATGTATGCAGGGGTATAGCTCACGACGAGCAAACGGGTGAATGGTATTATCATCCAGGGGGTGGAAGTGAATGGTGGTTCGAAAATAAGTCCGGTAAGCATATTGTACCACCTGAACTTACCGGGTCTCGTTTTATGTTTGCTGGCATTCCTGAGCTTCATGGACCCCTTTAAATTCTTTGCATGCAGCTACGAGTAATACTATCTGACATATGGTCTCATCGGATATATTAATGTCGCTCTCAAGACGGGCGGCCAATAAACGAGCCTTGTTTTCATTCTCGATGGTCTTTACAAAGTTATTAGCTATTGCGCACATAACCTGGAGAAATAACCACTTTTCTCTAAATGTCAAACGTTTGCCCTCCTTTTTTCTTCGAAGAAGATCTCCGCACAAAAAAATAGCAAAGAACATACACTCATCCATCTAAAAGACTATTGCTCTAGTCTTTTAATGGAAATTACGCACGAAAATCTCTTGGAGACGGTAAAAATCATGCGCGAATTTATGAAGGATCATGTGCTCCCACGGTTGACCGACGTCGAGTGCCAACTGAGTGATCTCAGAAAGGCGACATGGCCTGTGTGCCAGCACATAATGGATGAAAAGTGTGGTTTATTTGCTACAATCGGAATGAAAAAGAAGTTTTTGTATCACCTGGACGATACGGACGCCCGGGAGCTTTTGCGCCGCAAAGGACGCATTTCTGGTATTTCTTCACAGATGACCGCGATCGAGTATCAGCACATTTTTAGCTGAGTCAGGCGTTCGATCGAGGCTGGCAAAGGAACATCGGCCGGCCGAGGCACTAGTTTTGTCTTCCCATCCGTATGGATTCCTTCCGAGATGAATTGTTCAAAAGTTTCTACGGTCTGCGCATCGTGATGACCATCCTTGGCGTGAGCAAAGGTGTGCATCTTGTTGCATACATGGGCAGGATTTCCAAAGCTGCTCATGTGCCAACCGGCAAATCGAATAGCCGCAAACTTCCATCGGTTATCCCGAAGGTGGTTTGGACCCACGTGCTTAAACAGCTCACAATTGGTGATGACTGTGCCGAACCACGGCTCTCCAACAAATATATACTTGAATGAATACTCGAACATCCACATGTGGATCGAACAAATCTTTGGCAAATTATTCAGGTTGATCAGATTCATATCCGGAATCTCATCGACGTCGCTCACCATAACATGGGCATCGTTTGGGATGCAAGCTCGCTCCAACCCTCGGACGATACACGATCGCTGATATTTTTCGCGCGACCAGGGATTTGGATCGGTCGGCGACTCATCGGCTCCTACAATCACGTGCTCAATCTTATCAAGCCACTTTGTAAAACGGCCTCGATTGTTCGCAAAGAACAACTCTTTTGGGCCTCCTACGTGATTCACCTCTGCCTCGACCAGTACGAAACGATCAACGTACTTGTCCAATACCTCAAGTCTGAGCTCGAGGATATCGAGTTCATTATAAAACATAAATGTGTCGATCAGCATTTGTAATCAAAGTAGCTTTTACCTTTATGTTCAAGTGATTGGATGACCCTCCGATAATTCTCCTTATGGCCACCCTCAACCTGGTGGTGCAGAGCATCTGGACCAAACCCAATCTGATCCTGGTTAATGAGGCCGATGTGACAGTCCGGGACAAACACTGTCTGGAGATTAATCTTCAGTTTGTGAAGCAGGTTCGACAGAACAATGTCGTCGGCAAACTTGGCCTCGTCGCGAAGCTCCATAAACTCGGGTAGAATCTTCTGGATCCAGTCAGCCTTGACCAGAACTCCGCCATATCCCTCGACTACATCGAGTGGGGCTCCGTGTGTCCGTGGATAATACCCTTGGAAGTAGTTGCCCAGATCGAATCCGGACAGGGCCCAGACAGCCTTCTGGTCCGTCTTGTACCAGCGCAAAAGCTGTGTGACCAACCGGATATCGTAGTGAGTGTCGTCGTCGATGTAGACAATCAGATCGTCCGGGTGTAGATGGGCCGCCGGTCCAAACACTTTTGTGGCCGGTCCGAGGTCCTCACAGTCCCGGTTGATAATCACCTTTGGATGACTAAACTCTGGAACTTGGCCGTCCCAATCCGGGAAACGATTGTACTTTTTGGGGATGTTGATCCAGATTTCATGGCAGCCCTGCATCACATTCTCGGCGGCGATTTTGAAAGCCTGATCGAACCGTGGAGGAATTGTAGTCAAACTGAGAACAACCTTCATATAGGAATAAAGACGAGAGTCCTTATTTATAAAATGATCCGTACCGAGAATGGAGTTTACGACATTGATACAGACGATTGTTACATCCGGAATCACATGGCATCCGGACGAGTATTTGAGCATCACATCATCAACGGAATGCTAAAGAATTTTGCCAAGAAATCAAAGTACATCGTAGATGTCGGTGCGAATATAGGTTGTCATACGGTGAGCTATGCTCTCTTCAATCCGACGTGTAAGATTTGGGCTTTCGAGCCACAGGATAAGTTGTTCAATATTCTGAAGAAGAATGTCGACCAGAATGGTATTGCTGATCGGGTCGAGCTGTACAAGTCTGGTCTTGGACATCGCGAGATGGAGTCCGAGTTGGCCAGTCTGGATACGGTCGAGGACAAGAATTGCCAGGGCTGGAACAAGGGTGGTCTCGGAATTGGCGAGGGTGGCGAAAAGATGACTGTTCTGACTCTGGACTCGTTCGATCTTCCGGGCTTGGACTATATCAAGATTGATGTCGAGGGCGCGGAGGGTCTTGTGATCCGGGGCGCCGCAGAGACGATCAAAAAGTATCGGCCGATCATCTGCTTCGAGCACAATTACCAGCGGATCGACCCGGAGCATGTCGGCCTCAAGAGCGTCCCGACACCATTCGAGGAGCTCGTGAAGCTTGGCTACAAAAACTTCATGTATCTTGATTGGGAGAACTATATCGCGTATCCATAGTTAAAAGTTTCACAACCTTATAAATAAATGTGCGGAATCTACGCCGTACTTGGTAACAAACGCCCCGTTGTTCCAGAGAAGTCGTCTCTGGAGCACCGCGGACCGGATGACTATAACATGGTTGAGTTTGGTGATTGTCTGATGGAATTTTGGCGTTTGACAATCAACGGTGAAAAGTCTGTGTCTGGTGATCAGCCGATGTATCACAACGGTGATATGATGGTTTGCAACGGTGAGATTTACAACTATATGGATATTGGTGGTCGGTATGGCGAGTCAGATTGTGAGGTGATTATGCCTCTGATCAAGGAGCATGGGATGACTCATGCTCTCGATATGATGAATGGAGATTTCGCCTTTGTTATTTCGGATGGAGTGACTATATGGGCCGCTCGCGATCGTGTCGGTGTCCGTCCACTCTTTTACACAAAGTACGATGGTGGCATTGCATTTGCATCGGAGGCCAAGGCGCTCCGGCACTTTGAATCTCTGATTGAGATTTTCCCACCTGGCCACTTTTATGATTCTGATCTGGATCGTTTCTTCTGTTATGCACCGATGTACTACAAAGGTGCCAAGCCGGTCATTAGGCGCTCTTGGGTGGTCGAATCGATCCGTGAGAAACTGATCGAGGCGGTCAAGATTCGGATGGAGACGACCGAGTTTCCGGTTGGGTTCTTTCTGAGCGGTGGACTCGACTCGAGCATCATCACGGCCATTGCCGCCTCTCTGTCGGACAAGCCCATTCGGACTTTTTCGATTGGTCTCGAGGGTTCGGATTCACCAGATTTGAAGGCGGCTCGGCAGGTGGCCAAGTACCTGCAGAGTGATCACACCGAGGTGACATTTAAGGTCCAGGATGGGCTCGATGTTCTGAAGGATGTGATTTGGCATCTGGAGAGCTACGACACGACGACTATCCGCGCATCGGTCCCGATGTATATTCTGAGCAAGTACATTTCTGATAATACCGATATTAAGGTTGTTTTGTCGGGTGAGGGTTCGGACGAGCTTTTTGGTGGGTATTTGTATTTTCACGATGCGCCCGATGCAAAGAAGTTTGCGACCGAGACGAATCGCCTTCTGCTTGAGGTCCACCAGTTTGATGTTCTGAGGGCGGATCGGTGCACGGCCGCCCACGGCCTCGAGCTTCGTGTTCCGTTCTTCGATCCTGATTTCATCGAGTTTGTGATGGATGGTTTCGACCCCGTGAAGAAAATCAGCCATCTCGAGAAGCAGATTCTGCGCGACGCATTTGTGGAATATCTACCCGAGTCGATCATTAATCGCCAGAAGAATGGGATGAGTGATGCGGTCGGCTACAATTGGGTCGACGGAATCAAGAGTTATTGTGCAGGTAAAATCCTTGGGCCGCGGACCGAGACTGGGTTGTATTGGAAGATTTTCAAGGATCACTTTGGAGATGACAACTGGCACTGGACTCCGTACATGTGGATGCCAAAGTGGTCAGATGCCGACGACCCATCGGCACGCCACTTGAGCGTGTTTCAGGATAAGATGGTCGGTGAGTCGCAAGAGAAGTTTAATTGGCGGCCTATTCTCGGGGCATTGATGATGTCGGTCTGGATGGCGAATCTTTACAGAGTTCTGATTAAAATTGGTGATTTCTGAACAGGCGGGCCCTAGATGACCGGAGATGAGTCAATAAAAATGAAAGGAATCATGTTCCCTGAGGGTGCCTTCTTGGAGCGTATGTGGTCATGGCGCCCCAAGGCGCCCGTCCCTGAGAAAAAGCCGGTCAAGCCCAAAAAGGTGGCGCTGGTCAAGCCTCACATCGATCTGACTGGAATTTTCGACGGGATCAATGTGACTTGTACGGTTGTCAACGATGAGGTGAAGCTCAAGATTAATACGTCCGACACATGGCTGAAGGTGAAGAAAAACTACTACGACAAGGGTCACCGGCCGCCGATCGGTATGGTCAGCGCGGCTATGCGCTCATGGGGGTGCAGCAAGGAAGTGATCGACTGGACAATTAAACGTCACATGGAGACTAAGCACGATCCTTCTTGGGAGGATGACTTCAATAGGTTTTACTCGTCGGAGAAGAAAAGCGCTGCGAAGAAGAAGGCACTTAAGGCTGTAGTGAAAAGATAGTGTAATGAATCCACGTTGGGCCGATATGGATGACGAAGAACCCCCCGCATATGTCCCCCCGAGCCGGCAGCCTAAAAAGGGTGAACCTTCAGCACCCGAGCCCAAACCAAACGCGTCTCCGCCACCCAAACCAAACCCACGTCTCAAGCAAGATGAGTGACCAGCTCCGCGAGTATGCCCGGAATAAGTTCAAGGAGATTATTCCGGACAGTTCAACAACTCGCTACGGTCGTAATATGGAAAAATCAATCTACAATTCTATTGGGCGCAATACCGGCCTCGATATCAATAAGCCGGCATTTCGCACAATGTACAAGTGTATAGTTATGGGAATACTGGCTTCGAATAAGCGGACAAAGGGTGATCTCGTGAACAGAATTCTGAAGGGTGATCTCAAGTCGGCCAAGATTGCCGAATACCCACCGGATGTTCTGGAGCCGAATGGTCTTTATTCAAAGACTCGCCATATTCTAAGGACGAAGGAGTTGCAGAAGGAGGAGGCGTCCAAGATGAGCGAAGACTACGAGGGGATATTCAAGTGCGGCAAGTGCAAATCGAAGAAGACCACGTACTACCAGCTGCAGACCCGCAGCGCAGACGAGCCGATGACAACCTACGTCACCTGCATGGAGTGCTCGAACCGCTGGAAGTGTTAAAGATTTTGAGTTCGTTTAATATAATGCAACAACATGCACGGATTTTCGTCATCGTCAGCACAATTTGTCTTACTAGGTATATTTCGGATCGCATCTATCACGCTAACTGCTCTAACAGTTTTTTCAATTCTATTGTTTCGTCAGGGTCACAGACGTGCCGAGGAATGAGGCACGTGTCAGACGCAATGAATGATCTATTGGCTGGACATTCTTTGAAGATTTTTATAATGTATTACGGTTATTTAACTGTATGATTGTTCTATGCACCTGGTCGTGCAGGCTTTCAAGCGTTTCGCGATTCCAGATTGAATAGTCTGACTTGATTTGATCTATTCCATTTTCGTTTGGCAGAAAAGAGCACTTTGGTCGCTCAATTTTTATAATTATACCCCCTGATTCCCGAATTCGGTCAACCTCATTCTGGAATCTGACATCAGGTATGATAATGTCACCCTTGTGCTTTCGGAGAAGCATATTAATGAAAAAGTCCTGGCCACTCTCTGACTTTACACGCTCACCGAGCTCGATCATAGCGTCGCGTGGTGATTTGTTGATGACCGGATCGGTCACCTCCTTGAGAAATCCTTCAATGTGTTTATCGGACCATCCATACAGAGCCCGAAGTGAATCTTTGATTGGCTGGGCAATTCGGCATATTTCGTAGGTTGGATAGTATTGCCCTATACAGTTTGCAACAGTATCCTTACCGGATCGCGCCCGACCAAGTAGTCCGATGATCATCTTACTGTACATGTGTTTCAAGTTTTTAAGTCATGTAGGGTGTTGGCCATAAGGGTAAGCTCCCAGATGGAGCTGCACGTAAGAAACTTGGTCTGCTCTGCCTGGTCCGCAAAGTGGAGACAGGTCCAGTTGGGCCAGAGAGATGGAGTTAGGAGATTCTGGATTGAATCATCCACAAAGATGTAATCCTTCTTTTTTCCAAACTTTGCGTACGCACCAGCTTCTGGCTTGACGAATATATCATCCTCTGCGATCCGAATGCGACTATCTATCGCAAGACCGATTGGCCGCGTCCAACACTCGGGTGCGTTCGAGAATAGAGTAACTTTCCAGCCATCGTACTGGATCAGCTTGTGGATACCCTGGGCATCGTCCTGGAATTGTCTACCTTCCAGATACTCTGCCAGATGCGTCATCAGACTCTTGTTGTAAACCTTTTCGTTAAAATCTGACGTGTCTAGCCCAAAACTCCTAGCAAGCCCTCGGCCGGTATGTCCGTACTTTTTGTACAGAATGTCCCGGACCATGTCCGGATTCTTCGCATCAGGCAACTTTGCCCGGATATATTGTGTGATATTGTGTTCAACATGGCATGTGATGAGCCGATCACGAATCAGTACTCCATCTACGTCGAGCAGAAGATTGCCCATCCTAGGCTAAAAAGGGTGTATTTTTTTAACCCGTGTTAAGCCGTCTATAGGCTGACCATCTTGAATGGATCTTTTGGACGCCTCTATAATCCTGTTCTTCATCGGCCCACTCGTGTACCTCGCCTGCTTATATTCCATTTTCGGGGGTTTCTTGCTCTCATCTTATATCATATATAACTGGTAGAATGGATCTGCAAGCCATGCTCGAGAAGGGTGAGATTGTGATCATTGGTTACACACAGGACGGTCGGCCTATTTACCGTGCTCAGTGATGGTGAACACATTTGCCGTCTCGGCCTCTGTCCAGGAGTGTGCCAAGAGTCTCGATTACCGCCGGCTCGGCAAGCAGCGAGTCGAGGCTTATCAGATCTGGAAGGTTGTCAAGGGGTATTCGAACGGGTGGCGTCATCACCCGGCGGTCAAGTCTTGGGTAGGGTATTCGTGTGCACTTGCCGTTTACACGAATGCCATGATAGATGAGTGGGTCGCGCGTGGCTATAATAATACTATGAAAAAGCTTCCTCACTGCAAGAATCCGGTGTTTCCGTGGTGGTGGGGTTGGGAGGCTGTGATGCTTTCGCACAGGGCGTCGCTGAATCGCAAGATGCCGGAGTACTACTCGTTCGAGGTTGGTGAGTATCAGAATCATGGCTATGTATGGCCGTCCAAGGTTCCAGAGGAGTATCGCCGCATGAAACAACCGCCGCTGTACATTGTGTGCTCACCTATTACTGTGTAAAAAGGGTGTGTATCCAGAACCCGTGTCACTCCCACCGTCCCAACCGTCAGCACTCAACAATGGAATCTGAACTTGCCGATCTGGAGCTTGGAAAGATTCTCAAGAAGAGTCGGGTCAACTCAGAGGGTGACAACATTTACCTCCGTGAGGACTATAGTTTAATTGTGGAGATGGATGTGATCAAGACAGTCCAGCGGACTTTCCAGGATAAATATTACCGTCCAGGTGGTGCTGGCTGCCAGAAGATTCTGGCCAAGTATGCAGAGCCTAAGCCATCGGTTATCCGCCAGGAACTGATTGATTCCATGAAACTCAACGTCAATAGAGGCCGTGAGGCGTTCGCTACTGACGTAGCTCTGGCTGGGACGTACCTCGAGACTGTGAAGATTTTGAGCGAGACCTTGCACCTGGTGACCAATTTTGAGGCGATGATCCTCAGCAGCAACGTTGATATTGATTAGTGTAATGTAACATCTGGCTTTTAATCTATTCAATCTATAAATGAACAACTATGAACGGTCTATTATTCGTAACATGCAGTTTGAAGTCTATAAAAACGCACTCGTGAAACGCATCAACAATAGGTTCATCTTGCAGAGCCTCAAAAAGGTGAAAAACACACCAGGGATACGTATTCAACTCAAGGCGAACTCAAACAAAAACAACAAAACATTTATTAACATCGAGCCGGTGAACAATCGATCGGTGTACATTTCGTACGGTCGGACCGCAACAAACAAACGCAGACAAGGACTCGGACTAAACATTCGACGATTTGCAGTGAACGCGGCACGCAACACAAAAATGAATCTTTATCAACAAGCAAAAAATATAAACCGTATTCTTGGAAACCCAGAGAACATGCCGTACTCTGGTATCATAATGGAAAAGCTCGGTGCCAAGCTCGTCAATTACCGCCAAGTTCCTAAAAATATAGGAAAAGGTTCTGCAAACAATTCCATCTGGTTCTTCTACTCTTAGTATACTTGTGTTTAATGAATCAAAATCTGTGTAGACCAGATTCCCATGATCCAGAGTCTGAAGTCTGGACAAGGGTTAACTATCGTCGATGGCGTATCACGTGACGTCTTTGTCTGACCCGATGTACACACCCTGGTACTGTTCTACATTGGCGTACGCCGAGTATACAAAGAAGATCCTATATGAGATTCTGCGTACCCGTTATACTATCAGGATCAGGATCAGTGAAGAAGGTGAGTCTCACGTGGACTTTACATATCCGGAGTATGACTTGGATATTATTGAAGTGTAATGAAGTCAGAGGTTGTCCAAGGGTTGTCATCCGGTGTTGAAGTGCATATATCAGAGAGATTCGGTGTCCATAT